GTTCCATCGTTAGTTTACTCCCCCGTTAGAAAGTTGAGAAGCTCCTCGGCTTGTAGTCGAAGATCAATGCTTGCTTTGTGTAGTTCTACGCTCATGTTGACTAAAGCCAGGACTCGTGATTCTAGCTCACTGGAATCCATCGCGTCTTGAATAACGTCTTGAGCAAGTGCTTTAGCTGCTGCTTCATTTAGATTCATTACTGATCCTTTGTATCTCACGGTTGATATACCAGACTGCTTTCTTCAAATCCTCGGTTGCATCTTGAGACTTTAGACCTGCCCGAAGTATGTACTTGATTGCATTACCCAGACAGAAATTCATGTGCTCGGTAATCTCAATCACTTCTATGCCTGATGGATGTGACTTGTAATGAGTTGGGTTTATGGGATCGTTCATAACATCGCCTTGATATGCTCAGGAACCTTTGGTAGCGGAGCCCATGCAACCGCCCAATCTGACCAATGCCCGATCACACAAACTCCACCTGGGTTTAATAGCAACATCTTGGTTCCAAGCGGAGGTGTCTTGTCACTTGGTGTCATCCAGTGGGTATGCCCTGAAACGTAGTCCTTCATACCTTCCTCCTGTAATACCAAGCCCAAGCACCATGCCTTCCCTCTGTCCACCGATACCTAGACTCTCTCTCTATCAATCCCTTTGACATCAACACCTTTAGATGCTTCCTTGCTCCCTCTGTTGTGCATCCAAAGTGCTCTGATAGCTCGATGAGCGAGTAAGGCTGAGTAAGATGGTTGAGATACATCTTCTCGGTTTTTGTCAGCGGTTTGTGCTTGCGGAGAATCTGCCGGACTAACCATTTGACTTGATCGGTATGGTGAACAAGTCCGAGGTTATGCGCCATACGTTGTATCTCAGCGCCGGTCATTGCTCACCCCTTGCTCGGATGGCGGCGGCAGCTTCTTGTTTAGTCACCCAAGCACCATTACGTTCTATTGCTTCACACACCTTCGCACACGCTTCACGCTCTGCTGCTGCGACAAGTGCAGCAAAGCGTGTTACAGAACCTAATGGTTTTTCGTCAGATCCGTAAGCCAATCCAGCCTCCCGCGCCATGCGGATGATTTCTTCTCTAGTCATCATTGGCCACCTTTCTAAGTAACTTAACCAGATTTTCAAGCGTCTCAAGACTGTAGCTACCAGCAGTCAGGTACACCACCGTCTTAGTGGTTGGCTCCCGCCAAGCTTCGTCTTGGCACCTTTTCCATGTGTCGGCAATCCACTGTCGTGTTTGCTCTAGCGTCATGGCGCTTGTTGCTACGGGCAGAGGCTCTCCGTCCGCTGGTGTCTTTGCTGATTTGTTTTCAGCCATTGTTCTTCTCCTTTAGCTTGGCTTCGATGAGGTCACGTAGTTTCAACAGAGAATCGTCACAAACCTCTCCGTCTGCTGACCACCAGTGCACCGCCTCTGGGTCATCGTCGTTGTCGTAATCCTCATGAATATCAAATCCTGCTTTCCAAGCCGCGACCATGACCTCCTCATCTGTCAGCCCAACCCATTCAGCAGCCTTTGGTGGTGCGGTGTAAAGAGGTGATCGACCGTCGCCAGCAGACTTGTAAATCGTGCCGCATCCGACCGAATCAAAATGCTCACGCATCTCGTCAATCTTTACCCAGCCCTCTACTGCGTTCCAGTATTCAAACGGCTCTGTCTTCAGTGCTTGGCGTAGTGCTTGAGCGGCAATATTCAGCGACCCAACAGCGGCAATACCACCACGGGCATAAACCGCTTCCCCTGCGTTTTCCAGCGCTTCAAGCGCCATCTGCATAGCTTCTTTGCTCATGTGTTCTTCTCCTTAAAAGCCTGCTCAAGTACTCTCGCTACATCTAGCCAACCACCACCCTCAAGCACGTCATCGATCGCTTCCCAAACTTCGTGATCCGTCAGACTGACCCATTCACGGGGTGCAGCGTAGAGTTTTGCGCCAACCTCAATCCCACTTGCATCATCCCAGGCAACACAAGGTCTACCGTTTGGTTCAATCCGGTAAACGTGAGCCACAGAATCATCTTCAGCCATGCCCTGCAACCTGTCAGTCATCTGTCGTTTCTTCATGATGCTCTCAGATTGAAAGGGTTGTTGAAGTTGATCTCGAACACCTCCTCGACCGACCCGTTTTGCAGGATCTTCTTCTTCACCCTTGAGTCTGCTGCGAGATAAGAATAAGAAAGACCCGCTTTCTTAGCTGGCGAGGATTGCTTCCAGACCATGCCCCTAATGACCTTGCCATCCAAAATGAGAGGCTCCAACGAGTTCTGGATGGACCGTGGACTAACTTTTAACTTCTCTGCGAGTTCAATCGTAGTAACTGGTGTCGATCTTGACTGTAGGTACTTTAGACAAAACTCACCCCTGCTAACCTTTTGTGTCATGCCATATCTCCTGTCATGTCTATTTCTGTTTCTTGTAAAGCCTTAGTTGCCAACTTCAAGTCTTGCAAAAGAATCCGTAGCTCTTGGCTATGGACAATCACATAGTCGTTTTCCTGTGCCAGCTTGTGTAGCAGTTTGTATGCTCTTTCTTTCTCGTTCATGCTGCCCTCAGCTTCTCTGAGATCCTTGCCTTCCAAGAGTTCCAATCCTCTCCTGGCCTAGCTGGACAATTTACCTTTGCTGCCATCTCGGCAGTACCCTTTTCTGTAGCCCACCACACCACAACCTTCTCTTGTGTAGGTGCGATCTCTAGCTCATCTTCCCATCTTCCCTGGTTCAGCCAGGTAGCAGGATGCGGAATAAACTCCTGACCTGTTCCCTTCACTTGGTAATACTTGTTATGCGTCACCAGAGCCTCTACAGCGGACTTTTGCTCACTAGGCGATAGTTTGTTCCATGCCTTCTGTGCAGCGCGTTTAGCGACTTTTCTTGGATACTTACTCCAGAACTCTTCAAACATAAAACCTCCTGTGTTGGAGTTTTTACTGTAGACCTTTTTTTAATTGTTGAATGTCGTTGAGATGACTATTTCTTCCAATAATTGCTGCCCAAACAAAGCCACCAAAAACCTTTGCGGCAAACTGTAGCAAGACAATGTGAGGCATCAGCACACCAAAAGCTAAAGTCGGAAAGATGATGGAATCAACCGCAGCACCAGCTACATTTGATCCATTTGCTCGCTTTACCCACGATCCTTTTAGCTTTGCAAAAACAAACCAATCAACTATCGCCGCCGATGTAAAAGCAACCGCAGATGCGATGGCAATCTTTCCTGACGCAGGATTTAGCAAATACGTCAAAAGACCTGTAGATGCTATGAGAGCTCCCATCTGCCACAGTTTTAATTTAACGTGCAGCCAATCCCTAAGCACAAGATCAAGTCCTATAAACAGAAACGCATTAAGTGGACTGATTGCAGGACCAAATGCCGCCACGCTTAAGTTTGCTGCGGTCATTGCAAATGCGTAAACACCGATAGCTAAAAACATAAATGCTCCTGTACAGGTCTTAACGACCATTGTGTTGTTGGGTTTTCAGAGTCAATGCGCTTTGCAATGCAATACGCACACTCCTTCATTGATTTGTGATTGACCGCAAGATTTGTGGAATCAGCGCTCGATAAAGGCCAGCGTTCAAGACCTTGACCGAGCATCCGCATACCGTGAGTCCACGGCAATCTGCCGTACACTTTAGACAAATGATTAAACGTCTCATCCATCCTAGACTGCCATTTCTGTGAACCGACATTCCAGTATTCGCCAGACGAACCTAAGCAAACTTTGCCCCAGTTATCAACAAGCTCGCAAAGGTAATCAAGCGACAAACCTAAATGCCAAACAGGAACGCCGAGTGATTTGGGGTAAGGCCAACTTTTAACCAGTCGTCTTTGTTCTTCCTCTGTGCCATCAATAACATCAGGAACGACACCCCAGTGCGGATGACCCAAAATTGGATCGAGCCAATCATAAAAACCTTTAGGATCAAACGGTATGCCCCGTGTTTTTGCAGAGAAAGCACCGTTATCTAACATGAGTGATTGACCGATTTTTAGACACACTTTTAAGTCTCTCGGTTCTGCATAGCTAATACAGAAGTTCTCACCACCAAGCGTCTCTAACACTGCTCTAGGAGTGATAGGAGTGCCGTGATAGTGAAGCATATATAAATTCCTCGCAAAGACCCCCCTACCCCCAACGAGAGTAGAGAGAGATGGTTCCTCGGACGTTACCGTCATCTGCATGTGCCTTTCGACACCCCTCGGCTTGCAGATTCGACCAGCCGCTGGATTCTTACGGATTTGCACCGGCTCACAAACATCGTGGCTTACCAGTAACCCTCTTCTTGTCAGCAGTCGGGATAACTCATTGCTTACGCGGACAGTACGGTCAGCGCCAAAAGCAAAACCCCAGAACACTTAGGAGGGGCATGGCCCTTGGCATGGGCAATTACGCAGTCTCAGGAAGAAAGACCTTGTAACCACACAAGCCCCACCTAAACATTCTGGGGTCTACTTCCTGGCTGCCAGTTGCCACGCTGACAGAACGACTATATCACATCTCGATGACCTTACAAGTCCACCCTTCCTTTAGCTTGCCCCAGCCATGAACCTCGATCTTCCATCCTGCTCGCAAGATAGCCGGAAGATGCTCACACTCGCTTATCTTCTTCACCCTAGCGTTGATATTGGCCCTGCTCGTTGTCTGCACCAGCAGCGTCTCTTCGTCTCTGAGGCAAAGGATGTCTCCGATACTGAAAAGGTCTTGTCGAATACGAGCCCAAGGGTTCCAGTGCTCGACGATCTGGCACAAATAACCTCGCTCTCTCAGTAAAGCTAGAGACCTCTGAGTAGGACTAACCGACGAACGGCGTGTTTTCTTGGTGTCAGTGGCAGAGATTGTCATCGTGACGACATTCACAAGTGTTTTTCGATCCTAAGATTACTCCATCGCAACAAACAAACAGGAGCAAACGAAATGACAACAACGACACAAATTACCGCAGGACAAGCCCAGATGCTTAAAAACATTATGTGCAACGAGCATCAGCCATTAAACGGCAGGATGCCTGAGAATTTTGCAGACATCCGCGAAATCTGGACCAGCGAAGTTGTCAGGAACGCATCAGACAAAGGTACGCTAACCACGTTAATTAACGCAGGCTTAGTTATCCATTGGGGTCGCGGCGCAGATTCTTGTGTCCGCATGACGCAAGACGGTTGGGATGCAATCGTTAACTACTAATAACCTGGGGCTCCGGCCCCTACTAGGAGAGCGACATGAAATTGACAGCAAAAGAAGTAGCAGAAATTCTAGCCCTTCTCACCATGATTGAGAAAGCAAGCACAGAACAATTCAGAGATCCAGTATTCGTAGGCTCCTTGCAAGCTCAAGCATTTTTCAAACTCTGGCCCTTACAAAACGCACTCGACAAGTTAATGGAGATTGAAGCATGAAGATCGTACTTACAAAACAGCAACTAGGCGAAATCATCAAGGAACACTTCTACGACAACTACAACCTGCCTAAAAACATGGCAGTAGTGTTCGACCAGGATAGCCATAAAGAGTTCTGTGTGATCTACGTTAGGGATGAAAACAATGAACTATGACTGGTGGTTAGACAGACAACTTTGGGAATACGACAGGGAGAGAGAACGTGAGCACCAACAACAGCTGGAACAACAGGAGTACGAACTTGGAGAAATGGAAACCGACGAGGAGTGATTGGATCTTATGCACGCTATTGGGAATATTCTACGGAACGCTGCTCTTCCTGTTCATAAAGTAAAGGAGCTAAATATGAAATTCGCTGAACTAAACAAAATTAACGTCAACAGCAAGAAAGAAACCAAGATGGGTCTGTCGTACCTGTCCTGGGCCTGGGCTGTAGAGCAACTTCTTTTGAATGATCCTAATGCCACTTGGGAGTACAAACCTCACCAGATGTGGGGCGAGACGGTCATGGTCTTTTGTGAAGTCAAGGCCTTTGGTGTCTCAAGAATGGCTCAACTTCCCGTCATGGATAACCGAAACAAGGCGATCTCTAACCCAGACGCGTTTGCGGTCAATACGGCTATGCAAAGGTGTTTAGCTAAGGCAATCGCTTTGCATGGAATCGGTTTGTATATCTATGCTGGAGAGGATCTTCCTAGCGAGGAAAAAGTCGACGAGCTAGAGACCTACAAGGCAAAACTTGAGGCAGCAGAGTCTTTAGACGCTCTCAAAGCAGAGTTTTCTCCGGCCTACAAAGCTATGAAGGACAAGCCAGAAATAAAAGAACTCGTCGCTGTTTACGAAGCCAAGAAGAAAGCACTTACGGAAGTCAAATGAACTTAGACCGCTTTGAAGAAGGCTTGATCGACGACATCCAGACTGACCGCTGCAAGAAACTCTTGTGGTCGGTCATCAACCTGGCAGTAGAAGATGCTTGCAGGGCTCCGTATGCAAAAAAGCCAAGTACCGAATCAATCACCGCGATGAGGTTCCTGGTCGGGAACGGAAAAGAAGCAGACGTTGATTCTTGGCTTATGTGGCTGGATGTAAACGGTCCAGTATTTAGAAGGAGACTCTTGGAGGCTATGTACGACGATCACACAAACAAGTTCCAAGACATGGCAAAAAGAGCGTTCAGGTTCAACTACAACTGGTGGAGACAAAATGCGACTGATTTTAACGACTGAGAATGACCGTAGGAAGGCTGTAGAGGCTCTACAAGACGCTGAACTAGGTTACATGGTAACTATTACCAAACCTCCTCGCACAGCCGCTCAGAATCGGTTTTATTGGGCCATCCTTACTGCGTGTTCTGAGCAGCTTATGAACCAGGAATACACACAGGACATCTGGCACGAGTGGGCTAAGACAAGATTTCTGCCAACTCGGATCGTAGACCTACCTGGCGGCCAAGTGAAAGAGATTGAGCCTTCTACCGCTTCTCTCACGGTCTCTGAATTCTCTGATCTTGTGGAACAACTCCTCCAGTACGCGTTGGAGAAAGGCTTGATTTGGACTGATGAGATGAAAGACGCTGAACTCGACTTGAGGAAAATCAATGTACATAAACAAAAAGTTGCTTGAGGCTTGCAGGCACATCCCTTGCGGATCGTGTTTTGCAGAGGATGGGACTGTAGTAGCCGCACACAGGAATGAAGGAAAAGGCATGGGCATCAAGGTATCTGATGCTTTAGTAGCATCCCTGTGCTTTCGTTGTCACACATACTTAGACCAGGGGAAGGATATGTCTCGTGAAGAACGTCGAGACTTCTGGAACCAGGCGTACATCAACACGATGCAGGCAATGATCGAACGAGGATTTCTAAAGGTGCAAAATGGAACAAAGAACTGAAGATTGGTACAAAGCAAGACTAGGCCATGTAACGGCTTCTAGGGCTTCAGACGCGATTGCAAAGCAAGGTACGGCTACACGCAGGAACTACGCAATCCAGCTCGTCACAGAGCGTTTAACGGGCTTACAGACCGATTCTTTCACGAACGCAGCCATGCAGTGGGGTACAGAGCAAGAACCTATCGCTAGAGTCGCTTATGAGCAGCATACAGGCTCGATTGTGGAGCAGACAGGCTTTCACAAGCATAAGAGCATAGAATGGCTTGGAGCGAGTCCTGATGGGTTTGTAGGCTCAGGGCTGATCGAGATCAAGTGTCCCAACTCAAACACTCACGTTGATTACTTATTAGCAAAGGAGGTTCCCACTAAGTACAAGTCTCAAATGCTTACTCAAATGCTCGTGACAAACAGGACATGGTGCGACTTTGTAAGTTTCGACCCAAGGCTTCCCGATCACTTGCAGTTATTCATTGTCAGATATGAACCAAAGCCAGAGGAGTTCAAGATCATCGAGCTACAACTCACGAACTTTCTAGCCGAGGTGTCAGAAATGGAGAAATCGCTATGCCAAA